GTGGTACACAAACAAACAAAACTTTAGTTTGGAATGAAACAGACGATAAATGGACTGTAGGTTCAGAAACTTTTGTAGCAGCTACCTTTGAAGGAGCTTTAACAGGTAATGTTACAGGTAATGTAACTGGTAATGTTACTGGAAATGTCACTGGAGATGTCACTGGTAATGCTGATACAGCTACCACGTTAGCTACTGCAAGAACTATTAATGGCACTTCTTTTGATGGTTCAGCAAATATATCTTTTAACAGTGATGCAGTCAGCGAGGGTTCAAGCAATTTGTATTACACAAATGCTAGAAGCAGAGCAGCAATAAGTGCATCTGGTGATCTGTCCTATAATTCAAGCACAGGTGTTATATCTTTCACAGCATCTGCAGCTCCAGTCACTTCTGTTAATACACAAACAGGTGCTGTTGTACTAGATTCAGATGATATTGCAGAAGGCTCAACCAACCTTTATCACACACAAGAACGTGTTGAAGATATTGTGGGTGGCATGGTCACAGGCAATACTGAAACAGGTATTACTGTTACCTATCAAGATGCAGATGGAACTTTAGATTTTGAAGTTGGCACACTTAACCAAGACACTACAGGCAACGCTGCAACTGCTACAGCATTACAAACAGCTAGAACTATACATGGTGTTTCTTTTGATGGGTCAGCTAATATTGATTTAAGCGAAGAAGTGCAAGACACAGTAGGTGCAATGTTTACTGGTAATACAGAAACAGGCATCACTGCTACTTATCAAGATGCAGATGGAACAATTGATCTTGTGGTTGGTACTTTAAATCAAGACACTACAGGTAATGCAGCTACAGCAACAGCACTAGAAA